TTTGCTTGTCTTGCTTCTATCTTTAATTTTTTCATACCGGAAGCCTGTTTAACTTCTATTTTGCTTCCATCATCTAACTCTATTTCTTTTATTAATACCGGCATTTTTCTTCACTCTCTTACTCTTCTCTATTGGCACTTCGGCCTCACTTATAAGACGCACTGTTCCGTCTTCATTGATTTCCCAAATACCCAAACTGTTTGTAAAGGTTTCTATACCTGTAAAACGCCTAGAAGCACCTGCCCTAGACATACTAAACACTTTATCCGATTTGGACTACGCTAATAGTAATTCTGACCATATTTGAGTTACTAATATTATCTCCGTAAAGCCAATTTTCATAAGAAATATAAAGGGGTGCTGATAAAGCCGTACCTGCATCTGTTTTAAGAGGTTCTTGGCCGGTTACTCCTGCTTGCATTACTAAACAATGTGTACCTGCCGCATCTATTAATTTCATGTTTACTGAACCTGCCCCTCCCGTAGTGAGTATATCCCCGCCGACGAGTTGGTACAGTTCTCCCTCGTTAGGGCGAAAAATATCTTTTGCAGTTGTATCTGAACTTGTCCATGAAACTTGAACAATTTTTTGTGAACCGGGAATTGGGCTACCGCCACTTTTAGTCATCTTACGCATATTTACTCATCCTTCTTTGCGGCTTTTTTCTTAGCAGGTGTTTTTTTCTTAGATGGGTATGCAACACCGTTTTCATCTAAGCAAATAAAAATTCTTTGTGTTTCTTTCATACTTAATCACCTCAAGCATCGTAAGCAGTATTTCTAACGTGACTTCCACTACCTATTAGTCTAGCCTCAATTGCTTTTCCTGCACCATCAGATGTAGCATCGTAGAATGCTTGGAAGGCTACAGACATTCTGTTAGCATCTCTACCACTAACAGATGCTTGTGGTGCTTCAAACCTTACGTTATAGAATTTAAATTCAAGAGAATCGTTACCATCTTCACTAGCAAATTTAATTCTGATAGCGTCTTTACCTGAACCGGGCTGAATTTTGTGAACTGATGAACCTGTTAATTGAGTGTATGTTGGTTCGTTAATATATCCTGAAATATCCGAATAAATAACTTCGTTAAATTCCATAGTTCCTGTAATCTCTCTTGTTTGTGTAGGTGGGGCTCTTGTAAAAGACCTGTTACCTACCGCATATGCTGAATCAAGGTCACGGTTAATGTTTATCTCAAAGGAAATCTGCTGAACCTTAACGGTCTTGTTAGCGTTATCTTGGAAGAAAACTTCTGCATCAGCGAAGTGGAGTGCGTCTACTGCAAGACCGGCAAAAGGAACATTTGTTACAAGTGTGCTTGGTGTTTCTTCGTTCTTTCCTACGAAGTCAACAGAAGCCATAACGTATTCATTTAAGTTAGCACTCATAGATAGTTTAGAAGCAACCATACCTGTGAATGTATGTTCTTTATTTCCTCTACCTACACGTATAGTATAGGAAGGATAAGCGTGTGTTGATAGTGTAGGCTCATTAAATACGTGTTCTCTTGCCGCACCCATAGCAACAGTTAAAGTAGCGTTACTTCCACCACCAAAACTCGCATTGAATGTCGGAGCAGAACTGTAATTTTTGCCCGGATTTACTACATAAATATCGCCTACCTTGTTGTCTGACCCAACAGTTGCCCTAATTACTGCGGCTTCATCAGAAGTTACGCTATTAGCCTGTACTAAAGTATAAACTCCTTGTGTGTAGCCGGTATTAGTACCACTAGCAGTTACGCTTTTTACCGATTTTGGGCCTACTTCTGTAGCAGGTAAGAAAGAATGTAAAAGTTTACCCATAAAGTCATCCGGTTGAACTGCTAAGTTGATTGAACCTTCACCGTATTGAGTGTTAGTAACCGCTTTAGATGCTACTTGTCGGCTCATGTCGTTTCTAGCAAGCAACTCAAAGGTTTGAGCAAAGGATTCGTCATCTACTTCTCCGTATGTAAGACCATTTGAATCGTTAACTGCTGAAGCGGCGGTTGTACTGATAGTTTCAGTAAGGTCTAATGAACCTGCTAAACTTCCTATGTTAGAAAATACATATGTAAATGTATCTCCATTTACATATCCTTGACCGCCTTCTGTAATTACGATAGTTGCTAAAGCACCACCACCTGTTGTAGTACAAGTACCAAAAGCACCTTTACCACCACCACTAGAAGTCATAGTCCAAGTACCACTTGCACTGTTATCTCCACCACTTCCTGCGTTTGCTATTGCTATGGCAGTTAAAACCCCCGGTTCTACTCCATACGTGTCTTCTCTTTCTAAGGCAACATACCTATTTAACCATTCTGCACTCATTTATGATACCTCTATGTGATTGATTTACGGGTCAAGTGATTTAATAAGGTTATCATCGTCTTGTCATTTTTATCCTTCGTTTGTAGGTAAAAGTCATCTTATGAGTACATACCATTTCTTCATTCATAGTTTTGTAATCTAAATCAGAAGTGTAGGACTCAATCGTATCTGTAGTAGCATTCAATCCTGTATTTGTATATAATTCATCGAACACTTCCCCCATAATATTCATACATAATAAGAAAGCATTTTCATAATTTATATCATCTGTGCTTACATATACATCTACACTGTAAGTTTGTTCTACACTTGAACCACCAAGAGCAACAAAATCAGGAGAGGCATTTTGTGAAAGGATAACATGAATAGATGGGTTTTGCATTTTTATCAAAGCATCGGGAGATAAATCATAACCATAACGTATAGAGTCATTATTTACGTGAGTCTTAAGATAAAACCTTTCACTACCTTGTAACTGCTGAACAATAGCCAAAGCCATCCTAACATGAACGTCTTGAGCAAAATCTGAACGCATTAATTCTACAGGACTAAATGCACCAAAAGTAGAAAGATAAACAGAAGCCCAAGCAACAGAACCGCTTGTATTACCAAACTGTATAGATTTACCGCTACCACTTGCTCCTGTAATTTCAAGATAATCTTGTACGAAAGAATTGTTGTTAATTATTTCATTCCTATATAATTTTGCTTTGCCGTTAGCATCTAAAGTTAATCTTAATATAATCATTTTAGATTCTAAATCAGATAAATTTAAATCTAGGCTAGAAAAAGTTACGGTAGTAGCACCTACCATTTTTAATCCTGTATTTGTACCATCAGATTTAACTTCTACTTTATGTGTACCGTTATCTAATTTCATCAAAACTGCATCGTTATCGGGAGCAGTATTATATTTTAATCCCACTAACATACTATATTCAGATGTAGTAGGAGTAATACTGTAGGTGCTATTTGTTATTACCCAAGAACCATCAGAAGCAGAACCACCACTACCGGAAAAAGCATCACTTGTAGTCAAACTTGTGGGGTCTTCTCCATTCATTCTTGTAGTCCAATATTGATTTTTACTTGCTATACTCATTGAATCATCCCCTCTTTACTTTTTAATATCATAGTTTTATTTCCATATGCTTGTCTTATCATATCGGGAACTTGTAACTCAAATTTTCTTTGTATGTTAGTATAAGTTTGGTCTAAAAACGCTGGTTCTCTAGCAAATGCAGGAGAAGCCCATCCCGGCATTAACCATATAACAGGCTTTCCTTTATATGTTGCACCACTAAAACCACCAAGCATTTGATATGCACTTGGTTTTACAGGAATTGCTTTAAACAAAGGAGAACTTGCTTTCTTTTTACCAAAGTGTAGTATTGCAGAAAGGTTAGCCCCCCTACTTCCTGTAACTCCCATAAAATCTTGAGCCCCCCTTTGACTAGAAGAACCAACTACAAAAGTAGGTAGTTGTGCATCATTAGGATGGTCTATAATATCAAAATCCATACTTTCTGATACTTTATCGTATATACTTCCTCTAACACCTTTACTTTTTAATCTAGTTCTAGCATTATCAAGTTCTTGTTTTACTATCTTAGACATACCACTTACTACTACTTCTTTAGCATCTCTACTTAAATTTTTAAAACCCATTTTTGCGTTTTTAGCATGATATACAGTTGGCTGAACAAAAAACTTAACCATATTATCACCTAGTCCATAGAACCTAGATGAGCCAACCTTCTAAGATTTAGTATTCCCCTGTTACGCATTGTATCTTTACCCGATGATTGCCCATCAGTTACATCTATCCTAAAGTTAATTAGACTTTCATCTTCTATATAATATGCCGCAGATAAATCAGCACATATTTCTCTTAGTATGTGAGCAAACTCTCCTTGTTGTACTGTTACTCCGCTTGCGTGGTCTGCCGATACACCTGTTACTCCTGTAAGAGTATGTGTACTTTTACCTGTCCAAGCAAAAGAGTCTCCATCTATATTTCCGTTACCCGCAGTAGCAAAAGCAGTTCCATCAGTGAGAACTACAGAAGTAGCCCCTGCCGCTACTGTTCCGTTTAGTGTAGTCTCACCTATTTCTCTACTAGGAGTTGAACGACCATAATCTAAAAATTCTTGGTCTATATCTATGCTTGCTCTACGAACCGCAGTAGTTAGTTTAGTAGCGGCTTGAATTTTTTGGGCTGAATTTAATCCCATACGAGAAGCAACATCATCTGTAGAACAATAATATACCATTTACTATCACCAAACCTATTATTAAACCTATTACTAAACCTAGCATACGCCTTTGTTGTTTTTTAAATACATCGAGCGTTTCTTGAATGTTTTGGACATCTTCATGGATATAATGTTGTTTTGATGATATTGCATTACACCAATTATTCCATTGACCGGAGTTCATTCTTATTCCTCAAGCCTTGCTATAAGTTCGGCTTTGTTACCTTTTGTAGACAAACCTTTTTCTTTTAGCATTTCTCTTAGTTCTACTACTTTGTATTTATCATATGCTTTAGCAAGAACTTCTATTTGTTCTTCTGCTTCTTCCATTTTATCTTCTACGTCATCAAGCACATCTAGTATTTCATCAAATGTAATCTTTCCGTCTGCACTTAGTTCTTTGTATTTTTTATAGCCCCATACTGCAATACCTACAAGAGCCGCACCCGCTACTAAAATTATTTCTATGTCATCTAGTATGGATGAAGACTCGCTGATACAGTCTAAGCAATCATCTATTATTGTTGTATTGTTTTCCATTTTATCACCTATCAAATATTATTTGTTTTACTGCCGAAAAAGGTATTACTGTAAATGCTCTATCTTCACCTTCACGATATATTTTGTAACCATGCAGTGTTTCTTCAATGTTTACCTTTGTGAATGATTTTTCCGGTGGCATATAAACGATTTTACCTAATCTTTTAACCATAGTATCACCCCAAAAGAAGTATTGCTTGGAGCATTACTTGTAATATTACTCTTCATCAGAATCTTCTTCCTGCTTTAATTGTAAGTCTTGGTTACGAGCCGCAACCTGTTGAGATATTTCTGCTATATCTCTTTTTAGGCTCATCATAACACCATCAATGTCATTTATTGCTTTTTCCATTAAACGCAACCAAACTAATCTGTCGGATGCGACCATTCTTAACTGTTCCACTTCACTAATCTCTTCGGACATAATAAAACCACATATAGCAGTGTATATAAGGATTATGTTAACCAAGAAGGCTTTGTTGGAAAGTTAGCGTAACAATCTGTAGGGTTGTCATATGCCGCAGGTAAATTTAGTAAAGCAGTTCTATATGTCGCTAGTTCTGCCTTTTGTGAATCTGTTAATCCTGCATATACTAATGTTAGTTGGTATTTATCAACCAAACCTAATGCACTATTTCTATCTTGCCTCAAATAATCCCATTCTGCTTCAGTAACCATAATCAATCAAACTCCACGTATA